GCGCGTTCCGACAAGGGCTACAACTATCGTGGGTCGAGCTACAGTTTCGATTCTTGCATCTGGGACACTATGGCGCGTCGCTATGGTGTCTCGGTTGGCGAGTTGGAGGAACTGGAAGGTTGGCTCGATGGGTTGCCGTCTAAGCCTTTGTTACTCAGACATCCGACACTCGATCGCATTGTGGAGGCTGACACGTGCGACATACAAGATAGAGGTGTTGGTGTCTGGTGAACTGCCGGGCTATTCATCATCCTGAAAAGGACTAATGCCGTTCCACTCAGAAACTGGTGTGATGCGTGATAGGATCGAGAAGAAGCTTCAGAGATTTGGAGTCTCTGGGCCTTCTCGTGAGTGGCTGATGCGTGCGTTGCACCCAGCCAGTGGAGATAAGTCCCCTGGTTTGCCTGATCCGAGCTCAGCGTTCGTGCTGCGGCCAGATTACCGCATCCAAGCGACGATTCTTCCGCCGCCGGACAACCCCGGTGGTTCGTGGGATTGTTTCATGTGGATCCCCCCGGGCGACGTTAACGCGTTGTACTGGGCGACGGGTCCAGGTGGGACCGATTTCTCAACCACGGCTGCTCCGGCGTACACACAGTGCGGAGTTATCCGACTACAGCCCTCAGGGGATCACAACTTTGCCATGGGATATTATGATTATACGGATGCGTCGAGTCACACCGCATACGCCAACACCCCCGTGATCAATAGTGCGGCCTTCAGACATCAGTTCAAGTCTGTTACTGTTACATTGATCGCAGCTGCCGTTGCAGACCAGGGTCAGGTGTATGCGGCGCAATACTGCCCTTTGATTCGACGTAATGGTATGGTCATACCTAACGGCTACCCAAACCCCGGGGGGAATGCCCTAGTAGCCGGGTATTACCAGACCGTACTGCCAGCGGACGAAACGGCGCTCGCGGCAACTGCGCCGCAGTTTTACATGGACGCAGCCCGTGAAGGCGTCTACATGCCACTGCGTTTGCCTGGGCCGTCGCAGCCTTTCGCTCGAACGGTTGCTGAAGTGCCGATTTCATTGCAAACAGGGCACATGGGTTTATTCACTGC